GATGCTGCTGCTGATGCTGCTGATGCTGCTGCTGCTGATGCTGCTGATGCTGTTGCTCATGCTGCTGCTAATGCTGCTGTTGTTGCTGCTGATGCTGCTGCTGCTGCTGATGCTGCTGCTGCTGCTGATGCTGCTGCTGATGCTGCTGATGCTGCTATTGTCAATAAAGCAGTAGACGAATTTCTCATTCTTTCAGCAGATATCTGCTTAGAAGTTCTGAAGAAAATGAAATCCCCTGGAGCAAGCGAAGAGTGGATGAAGCTGTGTGAGCAAGGTTAAAAACCTAGAAGACCTACTCGGTCTTTTTAGCTTAGTTTCAATTCTGCTTTGAGTTTTTGGTATAAGTAAGTATTGCGAGACTTAAACTACCTACAGCGGCTTAAACGCCCATAATCAAAACAGGAATGTCCATGATCAATGATAGCGGTGTCAATGTTTTTTCAGGTATCAATCCTGATGATTTTCTGAATGTGCTAAAACCGAAACCCCCAAAGATTTTGGAACGTCAGGAAGCTTTTGATCATGTCGTCCGTCACTTAGTGAAACAAAAACTACCCTGTTTGCGTACGGATGACATCACCGGTACAGTCGATACTGCACAGTTCAACTTGAAAGGTCATTTTGGTCCGATGCTTAGCTTTTGCAAGCCGGGCGATTTTATCTTTCTGCAGAAAACATTAGGATACGAAAATCTTCGTGATTGTAGGGGCTTCGTCGGAGTCTACGAGTATATTTGTATGGTAGATGACCAAAGAACTGATTCAGTCAGTCAAAGCTACATAGACCTATATAAAGGACTGTGGGATTTCTTGGAAAGACGCGGTATTGACTATATATGTCTTGTCATGCTAAAAAAACTTGAATTATATGCATTAGACTGGACGGCAGCTTGCATGAGAAATCAGTGGCATCTATACCCAGACAAATGCATGCACCGAATTCTAGAAAATCTTCATCAAGAAATGGGGTTGATAGCTACGACCTTTAGCCTGAAGAAAGACGTATTGAGCTTCTTCAGGCCCTAGCCTAGATTAATTCCTCGGTTAAAACCTGCGGGTTTTTATGAACCTTTTGCTTTTTCTGAATGGACTTAGGCCCAGCATACCTATGTCCATCGAAAAACCCTGTACTATCATGACTAATGGGGAACTACGTCGGCATATAGAACAGGGCGGTGTTTTATTCAACCATGAGAAAGTTTCAGTCAACGAAGAAATTGACTTTCCAGTCTTCTCTTTGATTTTCTTTCCGAAGTCTGACAAAAGAAGGGTGACGTTGGTATGAATGACTTAACGATAGACGTAGCTAAAAGCTACATGAATCCAAGCTTAGGGAACACGGTCCTTCTCGTAGTTCCTTATGGTAGTCGTATGTACGGCTTGGATACCGAGACGAGTGACTTTGACTACAAGGCTGTTTTCCTACCACCCATGGAAGCCTTGTATTTCCGCGACAACTTGATTGGCAAAAAAGTCAAGTTAACCCAAGAAGGTGTTAGGGTTTCCGATGAAGTTTCTGGTGGGCCTGGGAGCTTGGAAATTGAATACATTCCAGTTATGACGTTTTTGCTGGATGTGTTCCGAGGTCAAACCTATGCGCTGGAAATAGCGTGCTGGTTGAAAAATCATCTTGACGATATGAACTTCGTCATAAACCCTGTTGCCGGACATGCTGTGAAAATACTTGAGCAACATACCCTTCGCTCCTGTATTTTGTCTATGTCTGGTTTCGCCAAGAAGCAGACATTTGACTATGTTTTGCGAGGAGAAAGGTACGAGGCCTATCAAGCCATACAAAAATTACTCAGAGCATGGTGGGTGACGAATATGTCCTTACCTGGAATACGACGAACGGGTAAGTTCGTTTCTGACAACTCCGAAAAGCTGAAGGGTTTGGACTACTGCAAGGTTTTTGAGAATCATAGTCTTACTTTTTGTGGCAGGCTTTTCGAAGCTGACAAGAACGCACTGGACCTCATCGGTCACGTGGATTCACAAGTAAGGGAATTTGGAGAAAGATCTAAGAAAGCTGGTGAAGAAAAAATAGACTGGTCTTCGTTGAGCCATGCTATCCGAGTTTATTGGCAATGCTTGGACTTCATGGATAAAGGGGTTTGGACTTATCCCCTGAGCAAAGACCAACGAGAATTTTTGTTGAAAGTCAAGTCTGGTCAAGCGGATACAGGCGAAACAAGGTTGCTACTGAAATGCCTCGATGAAGAGGTAGCTTTAATGAGAGACAAAGTTCTCTCGGAGGAAAAAGCAAACGGGTTGGAGTTTGAAAATCTCACGGCAGGTGTTCGTGGACTCATATCAAAACTGATGACGTCCTACTACTTTATTACTGAACATTCAAGCAAGGAAACATTTCATGTCTGACAATCAAAACCCGGCCCCGGAGGTCCAATCCGGTACCCCAAACCTCAATATCGAAACTCAGGTCAAGTTCACCAAAGAACAGATGGCTGAAGCCAGAAACCCAGCTGGGGAACTTGAAATCGAAGACTGGTTCACCAAAGAACAGATGGCTGAAGCCAGAAACCCAGCTGGGGAACTTGAAATCGAAGACTGGTTCACCGAAGAACAGATGGCTGAAGCCAGAAACCCAGCTGGGGAACTTGAAATCGAAGACTGGTTCATCACGTACCATGTTTCCCGCGGTTGCAACCTGACTGGACTCAATAAGGTACTGGGCCTCCTCGTCTCAGATTCGCTCGTTTCTTTCACCAATCATTCAAGAAAGGCATCCAACAACGATTCCAAAGCCATCGATGTCGATGGTGAAGTCTATCGTCTGAAGGGGAAACCTTTTGATGCAAACCAAAAAGAAGTTTACGACTTCCTTTTGTCCGATTTCAGTTTAGTCACGGAAGGTTTCTACGACGAAGAGCTGGCCAAGAAAATACCAGCTGCGAAACAGGCTCGTCGGGCTCACATCAAGCCTGCCGAGGGACTGCCGGCTGGTATCGACCACCGACGATTCCATTTCACGCATTTCCGCATCGAGCATGATTCCAAGATCTTCCCCCGGGATCTGTTCAAGTACAAGGCTCCCCCTTCCTTGATCGACTTCCAGAAGTTGGATGGTCAGCATGAATTCAGTAGCAAGGGCGGTATCTGTCTTTGCTATGAGCTGCGTCCCATCCAGCACGAAGGCAAGGAAATGATCGAAGTTCTGATGGGGGTTTCAGTCTGCAACATGACGGATCTATATAGCCGCAAGTTTGGTGCAAACCAGGCTTTGGCAAGGCTGCTGGAAATGGCCAAGCCGGGCCATGAAGGCCATCATGACTTCCTGACTGGCACCTACCCGGAGCTGAACTTCACCGGGTCTGGTGTAATTCATATTCCGGCTGACGGACTCAGTCTCCGTCAGATAAATGGTGGTCACTGGGAACTGGAGGGTAAAGCCTGGCCTCAACAGATCATGCTTGGTAAGAACTTGTTGTCGGCCATGTATGGTCACCTACTGACTCACTTGCCGGTGGAAAAAGCTCTTCACGGAACGGTGACTATCAACAACGTGATACGTTCGGCTGAAGCTCAGTTGGAAAACGAGATGTTCGAGGTTGGGTCCAAACTCCCTTCCACGGAAGATATAAATGCTTGGGTGAAACTGAGTGCTTCATGGTCTTCCTTCTATGTAGGAAACTACACGTTGCAAAGATCCCTACCCCGTGACAACATAGAAGACTATAATGTGATGAGCCATTACTTCGAAAACTTACTGTCATATGCGCGGGATTCTCAGTCTCAAGTTTTTGAAGGGATCATGGGCATCAGGGCCGTGAATGTATTCCACAAAACCAAGTTCGAAACCAAGCTCACGCCGGAAGTTGAAAGGGTAGCCGGTCAAGCAACGGAGTTCGTGACCGGCGTTTCTGTGGAAGAAACCAAGCTCTTACCAGAAACCATCATGACCGCAGAGCAAGCAGAAGAATTCTTGGTAGGGGTCATGACAGAAAAAACCAAGTTGGACTAAGTTCGAACCTAGAGCCTTTATGCACTATCTTGGTGCATACTAGGTTTGGACTCAGGAAGGCACTTCGGTGCCTTTTTTAATTTCTAAGTGACTGACCGGGTAAAAATCTAAGGGTAAACCCTGATACTCATCAGTCATCAAATTACAATTGTCCTAAAACGCGTCCAATTTTATTTTTGAGAAAATGCTGTTTTTCAAAAATTGGACGTAAATAGTTTTAGGATAATCTAGCTTTTTTTTAGGTTTGTCCTAATGTCCTGTTTTTTCCCCCAAAATACACATGTGTATATTTTTTATGTGTGTTTTGGAAAAGTGGATTTTTTGATATCTCTTACATGCACCAAAATGATGCGCTCAATTATTTTATATAAGAATTTTATGTGTGTTCTTTTTACGACCTTCTTATATATATATATATATTAAATATAAATTATATAATATATATATATATAGTATATATGAAGAAGTTGTAGTATCTACTGGTGAAATAAGCGTAAATTATATTTATACATAAAATATCCAAAAATCCACTTTTCCAAAACACACACAAAAAATATACACATGTGTATTTTGGGGAAAAAAACAGGACATTAGGACAAACCTAAAAAAAAGCTAGATTATCCTAAAACTATTTACGTCCAATTTTTGAAAAACAGCATTTTCTCAAAAATAAAATTGGACGCGTTTTAGGACAATTGTAATATGGTATAGGGTTAACCCTAATAAATAAGTTAGCATAAACTAACTTCTTAACCTACACCAAAACAGAGCAGAGCTCCACACCAAGTTCCAATTCCCATTTTTTTACCCAAGCTATATACCCTACCTACCCATACGTTATCGAATACCGTTTAAACGCGATCTACGGTACCTAGAATCAATTTAATTGGTAGTAGGCTACCCTAGTAGCCAGGTAACATAAAAAAAGCCCCGAAGGGCTATTTTTAGAACTTAGCCTTGAATCCAGGCTTTTAACCTAGACCAAATTGATTTTTTTTTAGGTTCTTCTAGGTTAGTATTCTGAGTTGAATCCTTTTTAGTGATCTTACCAACTTGAACATCGTAGCCTGGACCTAGCTCTTCTTGGTATTGACTGATAAGGCCTTCTATCTTATCTTGCATAAAGTCTTCAAGAGGACCGTCTTTTTCAGGGTCGTATTTGAAACGAACGACCTTAGCGACTAAAGGATCGGAATCAGGCATACTAGTCATGTTAAGATCGTCCTTCAGCAGATCACTTCTTGAATCAAACTTAGTTGAAGAATGTAATTTATCAACTGCAATCTTACCAATGTCTGATAGGTTCTCAGAGCCAACATGAAACTTCATCTGTTCAGCTAAAGCTTTACCGTCTGCTATAGGCCTAGTACTACCTATGTCCGAAACATCTTCACTAAGGCTCATATTGTTATAAAAGATCTCAAATTCAAAACCTCTACGTTTAAGAATCTCCATAGAGATATACGATTGAAGCAGATAAGCTCTCAGACGAGTCTTTTTAACCCCTGAGATCTCTAATCCTTCAGCTGAAGATAAAACATCAGTAAGAATGATAAAGGAATGAGCTACTTCTACCGGGAGAAACCCAATAGGAGACTTAATAGCACTAGGTAGACTTGAAAGCATCTCCGCAGCACTGGAAATACTAATCAAATCCAAAGTAGATTGAGACTTAACCCATTCCCCTACTGAAACAGCACCATTCTTTTTAACTTGATGGATAAGATTTCGAACAACAGCAGGCGTTTCTTTTTGACCCAAGATATAGTCATAGTCAATTACGTACATAATTAGCTCCGTGAAAGTAAATAGTTAAAAACTTCTTCAAAAACCAGCCCAGCAGGTTTATTAGCATCTACAACCAAAAACCTAGATGGATCTAATTTTATTCTCTCTTCATATCTAACCTTGACACATTGAAAGAAATCTAGCCCAGCACCGTCATACACATCTAAAGCCGTCCTAGCAGCTCTTATCCTACTTAAAGCTATGTCAACATCTACATCAAGATAGATGGTTATGCTAGGCTCAACAAAGTTCTTAAATAAACTCAGTGTCGAATCTATCTCTTCGCTTTTAACCCCTTCCGTTCCTTGATACGCATAAGTTGAATCAATATGCCTATCACATAGCACCCAATCCAAAGGATATTGAGTAACGTAAGAGTCAATAAACTCCATTGTTTCATATCGAGCTGCCTGTAATAGCAATAACCTACTTATAGGGGGAATGGTCTCATCTATGTCACTAAGTAACAATTGTCGTACAGCCTTACCAACTGTATCACCACCGGGCTGTCTCACTGACTGAACAAGGCTAGGCTTAAACTTTTCTCCAAGCCCAGTCCTCAACTTAGATATAAGCTCCGTTTTACCACTTCCATCAATGCCTTCTACAACGATAAATCTGTTTTTTAGCTTAGAGAGTTCCATCATATAGTTTCTTTAACCAATCTAAATTAGCCCTAGCCCCAGAAGCGTTTTTATGTCCACCACCACCTAGCTCTTTAGCTAATGCAGATACATCAAAGTCCCCTATCGATCTAAAGCTTAAACAAACTACACCGTTAGGATCAATGAAGTATCCAATGGAAAAATCTATACCCCAACTTTCACAAAGCTGGGATAATACTTCAGAAGTTAAGTGGGTGACATTGGTTATAGCTACTTTAAAACCTTTATAGAAACCAAATTTTATTTTGTCTTCTCTGATTGCAGATTTGATTTCTACATCTTGATATAGAGATACTGCTATACCTTGACCTAATCTACTTAGCAGGGTTTTATCTAGTTCATCCCAGGTGGTAACGTCATTACCATGAAGTTTTAAAACATTGAGTGCAGACTTGGTATCTTTTAGTTTCCAGGTCCAAATATCCCTATCTTGAATATATTCGAGTAGGCCTGGAACTGGAGTCCTTGGATGAAAGTATTCCCAAGCTAAAACAGCCCCGGATTTATTCATATCAAAAATAGCATAATCAACACCAGCTAAGTCTTCTTCGGCTGTTTTGTGATGATCAATAACTAAAAGTTTAGAAACCTTGTTTTTTATCTCTTCTAACACAGCCTTAGGATAACAAAAATCAACTATATAAACTTCAGTGAATTTTAATAAATCTGGTACAGGCCTATTATATTGCACAGCTAAATACGTAGCGTCATCACCATATTTCTTCCAAGCTGCGTACTTAGCGCCAAGACCATCTGTACAAGAGTCGTGATATAAAATAGCTACTGAAGTATATAGATCATAAACATCTAAAATTCTACTATTATCTATGGTTTGATTTCTATGATTATCTTGAAGTATAGAATATGCAACTACACTTGAAGACCTAAGAGTTTGAATCCTAAATATATCTTTGTTATATTTATTGATGATAAAATCACCGATATTTAGTTTATCCATTTCTGATTTATTCATATATATATTATTTGATTTAATTACAATTTAACTATGCTAAAAGAAAAGTTTAAAATTTTTTATTGATTCTAAACTTTTCAGTTGTTTCGTTGACGAGAAGAGATGTGCGAGATGTGCAGGTGCAGGGGAGATGAGCTCTTTTTCAGCTGTCTAACTGGAGCTCCAGCTCCGGCTACCCAGACACCCCAGCATTCTCTTCTTTTTCCAGGCCTCAGCGAGGCCATAATAAATGCAAGACGTTACATCTTACAAGACCTAGTAAAAATTATTAGTAATTGATATTAATTAACAAAATATTTAATAATTTTTACTGTCGTTGTACTCAACGAGAAATACAAATAAACGTTAACTCATGAGACGTGAAGACGTGAAGACCAGGATCCGGATCTAACCGGTACCTGGTCGGCGGCCTAGGGCCCCACCATGACGTCATATGTTTCAAGCTCGGCCATAAGCCGTAGGCGTTGGCCAAAAGTTTGGAAGTTAGTATCTAACCTCCGAGGCCTGAAAACATAACAAAAAAATAATAATAAAGTTTTTAGCTAAATATTATCTCTAAGCTAGGCTTTCTAAGGTCGTTATACTTAACGTCATAAAGGGCAGGATCTAGTAGATAACTTAGTGAAGCGCTTCCGTTCGACCGGGCTAAGATTATCTACTAGCCTAAATATTGACAAGACTTGTTTGGAAAACCAGATTTCGAAATTTTCTTCCGAAATTTTTGAAAAGAAATATCCGAACCGTAGCGATTCAGAACCTTTCGGTATACTCTTGTCTGTAAAAACTATATACCTACCTGACTGGATTATACAGTCCCCACCGCTTGGTTATCCCAATTTGCTGGTTCTAGTAAGTATTTTTGGATGCGGGAACTGGATTTGAACCAGTGTTCTCTAGCTTATGAGGCTAGCAAGATGACCGAGCTTCTCTACCCCGCAACATAAATCTTAACTATCTAACTTAGAACTAACTAAGTTTTTGTGATGCACTCATCGTGTCTGGTGACCCCAGTTATTAATTTTATATAAGCTTATACATAAAATTAATATATAAACTTCGAAGTTCGAGATCACGTCCGTCGGGGTCCTTTAGGACGCCGAAAGTTTATGCGGTTAGTAACTTAACCACTGCTTTTTAGGCGGCTACTGCATCGTGCATAAATGTGAATGAACCTGGATACGAACAAAATTGGCCTAAGTCCGATCTGGACAATATTAGGAAAATTGTAGGTATCCAAGGTTATTGACACTTTACCTTACCAAGCCATTTCTGGTGTAGCAGGATTTTTTTCTAGCTTCCAAATTTTACCATGTTCTACTTCTGTTAGGGGTACGATTTCATCCGTATCCTTAAACATTAGAAATGCACCTTCATCATCTTTCATAACTGCAAAGCCCTCGTCAGGATAAACAGCAACTTCTTGAATACTCATGTCACATCTCCAGTAAAAACACAGTTAAAACTTGGTTAGCTAACGGTAATATCCAACCGATGCTTGAGAACATATTCCGACGGCACCGACAGGGTCTTAGCAATACGCTGGACCGTGGTAGCAGTGGGAATATACTCACCAGCACGACTGCGACGGTTAGCAAGAATGCGACCCAGAGTACGCCGACTCACGCCGGTAAACTCTTCAAATTGAGTAGCATTAAACCCACCAGCAGTCTTCAGTTTAGCAACGTTTTGAGCAAAGATCATTCTTATTTTCTTTCAAGTTTTAAATTAATAGAAAGGTCTCTATGTAAAACTCTTATACCAGACATTTGAAAAAAATTGAAACTAAAACCAAGTTCAATTCCGAACAATAGCCGGAGTATAAATAAAGTTAAGTCTAAGTAGTTTATTCTGGGATTCTATATGCCGAATAACGTTTTGAGTCTTATTTGAAAACTTAGTTGTATCCCAGTCCTTAGGAATAACTACGACATCTCTACCTGAAACGTAATTATTTAAAAGCGGAAAATCATCAAACTCTTCTACTAATTTAGTTTCGGGCTTAGTTTGAACCTGGTTTTTTTGAGGATAAAACTTAGTTTGATACCGCTTTTTCATTTCGTTAAAAAAGGTTAATAGTGGCGAGACATACGGCGTCTGCGGTGTGGTCATCTTTGATTATCTCCGGGTTAATTGATATTGCTTTAGCTGCAGCTATAGAAAACTTCTTATCCAAGTCAGAACTAGGATTCCTAAAGGAAGTATTCTTAGCTAACAACTTGGCTAACTTGATTTTCCAATCTATAGCGCGGGTTAATTGTATACTAGAAATAGACACGCCACAATACTTAAACATATAATTTAACGAGCCAACAAGCATAGTTATATTTTCTGCTTCCGGAGACATTACGTTGTTATAAGGTGCGAAGCGTTCTATAACAACAGAATCCATTCCGTCATTACCTAATTCTTCTGTAAGATAAGTTTCAATATCTTTAACTAAACCCAATGACCCACCCATTCCATCTCTTGGATTAAACGTGTCACATCTAAGAATCCTAACCTTAAATGGTTCGACCTGAACTACGCTAGCAAACCCTAGATTAACCCAGCCAGGGTCTACGCCAATACCAATCTTTCCGAACTTATTTTGTTCTTTCGTCATGTAGTTACCACGTTACTAGATCCTGAAGTTATAGTTCCGCCAGGACCAGTCCCACCAGCGATCATAACTACCTGATCTCCATTCCTAGCAACAGCAACACCATTATTACTAAGCACAGGGCTAGCACTATTTATCCTAAATCTATGACCGCAACTACAGTTGCCGGTATCATTAAGTAAAGCAGCTCTGACCCCATCAACATCGAAATTAGAGCTGACCGTATCTATATGCCCAGTCCAAGCTCTAGACCCAGAATGAGCAGTACAAGTACCAGACGCAGAGTCACCCAGTCTAGCTACACCTACTAAGCTCAAATTACACCACCCTGTTCGATTTGACCAGCTTCAAGGACATCAGCTTCAATTTGATCAGCTTCAATGTTATCAATTTTAGTAGGATCCTTTTTAACCTGATTTTTCTGAGCTTCTTCCCGATCAATCTTATCGATCTCAGCGATCAAGAGTGCAGCACCCTTAACTAAGTTCTGTCTCAAATTTTCACTTGGCTTCCACCAAGAAGACTCCCAAGGCCACCATTCAGGTACACCTTCTAGTACCAAACCTTCGGGTCCTTTATTTCGCATAAAGGCCGCATGGACCCCATAGCAAGCTCCTGCTACAGCTAAGGTTCCAGGCTCGTACTGATCGTCCTTTTCAGAACTAAAACCCTCTTCTTCAATTTGTCGAAGCCGCTCAGCTCCAACATCATTAATACCCCTTAAAAAAAAATCACTCACCCTAACACTCCTTTTAGTTTTTCTTTAATAATCAAGCTAAGTTGTTCTTTTAAGAATCCAGATTCTGAGATTTGTTTCCAAATTTCTTCTTCTATACACTTACTAACCATAGCTTTAAAGGCTTTACTAGCATCAGTTTCATAATAACTTTTTATTTCAGCTATTTTCTGTACTATAGTATCCCTAAAAGCTTCATTGACTTCTTTTCTAATTTCATCTTTAGCTCTACTACTAAGACTAACATCCGCATTCCAGCCCCCATAAGATTCTTTATAAATCTCTTTTAATTCCTTATTAACTTCGGCTGAAACCTTTTTAGAATTTTCTCTAACCAAGTCTTGAATCTCAGCTTGACTAAGTCCTTTTAAAGCTCTCTTAGTAGTTTCCTGCAAAACCGACTGCTGCAAATGCAAGAACATTTCAGACCCAGCTGGAAACAAAGTTGAAACAGCGTTTGCATCTAATTGTAACTTAAGCATTACTTGACTTTCCATATAGAGAAACTAATTTATCTTCTACTCTAATATCTAACCATCCTGCAGGTTTATCAAGCCTAACAACATACACTGGCCCTTGACCGGGTTCATCCCAGGAAGTTACTATTACTCCGGTAGCGGTAGAATCAACCTCTTTAACTTGTTCTCCAACATTAAACTTCATAAATTCTAATATAACCTAATTGTAAATCTGTTTATATAAAAAGAAAGATAGTATTTTACCCCTATCTTTCTCCTATGTCCAGACTTTATAGTCTCGGATCCAATTCTTTCTCAAGCTTCATTTCACCAATAAGCTTAACAACAATCTCTTTCTTAGCATCTCCACTAGCTTCCAACATTGCTGTTGCAAGTTTGTGCTCTTTGATACTAAGTCTAACCTTGCCTTCAACTCGCTTTTGTCTGCAAAGCCTGGCATACCTGTCGGTGTCCAGATAGTCATAGCCATAAACAAGTCTCAGATACTCTGTAGAACGTACCTTCATATACGGCAATTCACAAGGCTCGTTAGGCTTAACAACAACGCCTTCCATATCCTGCTCAACCGTGATACCAGTGAAGAACTTGGCAGCACTAGCAACAGAATCTTCATCTTCCAGATTAACCAAGAACTGAGAGTCTTTGTTAACCAAGTTGAATCGACCAGAAGCCGTTTTAGGCATTAATGCTTCTTTATTCTCCCACTTGAGAACATCGAAAGCTCTAAACTCGGCCGGAGTCTTCTTAGAATATCGCCCTAGAACTTCTACGAATCTACCTAAGTTTTGAAGCTTAGAGTTAATTTTAAGACTTTCCTTAAACTCACTAAGTTCTGCCGGCCAAGCCCCAAGTCCTAATTGGACCAATTGATTTCCAACTAGTTTTTCATAGGGGTCAAATGAGTTATCGATCAAACCCTGACCTAATGCAGACCAAGGAAGCAACTCACCATCTAGAATCAGGTCGCCAAATTCGTCCAATAAAGGTACAAATTTTTCTCTAGTTTCTTTCAAGAAAGTTTTAAACTCTTCTTCAGTCTTACCTTCAAGTCCCTTGATAACCCAACCCCCTCTACTCACGCAGAAGGTCTTATATGGCTCACTTTCAGACAAGTAGAATTGACACCGACTACCCATGTACTTAGGCTGCAACACAACCTGTTTGATACCCAGCTTTCTGTACCAATCAAAAGCTGACAGAAGAGGCTCGATTTCACCACCTTGACTAGGAGCCGGAGCCATGGTCCCAGAAATGTACTGAACTCCATTTTCTTCAACCTGCTTGAGCAAGCGAAGATCACGGATGTCCAGGTCATAGTCAGCCAGGTTAAAAATCCGCTCCTTAGGCTTAGGACCGTATCCTAAGTTCGACGGCAGTTCAGCCGTGTCACGGGCTTTGCAATCGACCGAAATAAAGTCAACCACCCGGCCATGCTCAACCACGCAAGCTGTTAGTTTACCGCCGTACACAGCACCAGAGTCAAGCCAAACCTTGTTCTTGTACTTGAATCCTTTCCATTCCGTTACAGTATGACTTACATGACCGAAGATGTGTAAAGGATGTTCATACCGAGCCTGCCCATACAGAAATTCAAACTCCTCCATGATCGGTTTGGTCCGATCCTTAAAGAAGTAGTTCCGTTGTTCACGTAAAGCTTGATCGTGAACCTTACCAAGAGCCCGAATATCACAAGGAGCCTGAGTAACGTAGAAGGGGTTACCACCTACGGAATCGTCACGTCCCAGTTTCAAGAACTCTTTTGAAGCCGAGAAGATATCTAGAAATTTTGCTGCTAGATCCGGATCAGCAAGCAAAACGGGAACCGAAGTAAAGTAACTTTGTTCTAAGTCCAAGTTAGGCTTGAGTTCCCCTCGGATCCGCTTGGCTACGTAGTTTTCATGGTTACCAACAACGATAAGGTCACCCATACCCATGCGGTCATACATGAAATTAATCATTTTCTCAGTATCCTTACCTTTATCCAAGTAGTCACCTACATGGACAATACGGATATGGGGAAACCTAGTTTCTAAGATCTCAATCAGCTTAGCCAGCTCTTCTACACATTCATGCGAGTCACCGATCACGCCATAGATAGGATCGTCCCTAGTATCAAGATATGACCCATGATATTCAGTACAGGACAGGAAAATCTCAATCTTATTTTTACCTAACGGGCTAATAGCATTATCAACCCATTCTGATAAAACTGATTCATCCCACCAGGTTTCTTCACGAGGAACATCCCAACCAAAAGCTTCACGGCTCTTGATACGGATACGTCCATCAAAATCCCTGGCACCTAAACTAGGCAAAACTTTCTGACGGAATCTAGCTGCACTTTTGCTAACTATATCTTTAACGTTAGCTGAAGCATTTTCAGGATAGTAGTTTGACCTGGTCTTGTATTCAAACGTAACCAGACAGACTCTATATCCAGCCCCTGTCCCGATTGCTTTAACTTCGTTACGGAATCGTTCATCCATACCAGTCGTGTCCATAACCACGATTTGAGTACAGATAGGAAAGGAAACAGTCAGCTTCAGATCCAACATAAGTTTTTCGAAAGCTTGGGGACTAACTGAACTCATTAAATCTGAATATCTATCTCCTGAATCTGAAATACCAGCATCCCACAACATGGATTTCCGATTTTCTTCGGAACTAAGGATAGAGTACGTAAGCCCATTACTCTCAGCTAAATACACCAGATCTTCAGCAAACGTAGATTTACCAGACATGGTCGGCCCACACAGCAAGAAGATAGTGTGCGGAACAAAGTCAATACTGGGAATAGAGTTAATAGGCGGCAGGGCCAGGTCTTTGTCTTCAACTCCCAAGCGGGAATTCAGAGCTTCTAATTCCAGCTCAGCTTTGCTTTTGTGATGAACTTGCATCAAACTGCTCCTTGACGAGTAAACGTGGTCATGATAGACAAACCAACGTCATTAACTTTGTTACAGATAAAATCGGTTTTCCAGCCCCAACCAGGAGAAACTTTAATTATATTCATAATCAAATCAGACCATTCAGTCCAGTTAGGCTCCCATAAATGATCGGGATGTCGGGTCCAATCAGGATCAGTAATACCAAAGTTGACATTAAAGTCCTTGCTGGGAACCGTAATAACTAACCTATTCAGGTCTGTTTCCAACAGGGCTTTAACTAAGTCAATAACTTTGCTTTTCTCAGTGTGTTCTAAAAATTCACACATCAAAACGTCAGCATTAGCAAAGATACTAGCATTGTCATTAATCCAGACAGCATTAACCTCGGCTTGTTTAGGTTCGATGTTCTCGATTTGACGCTTAGTAACTTTACGTACGTTCTGATCTACTATTTCTTGGTCAGCATCATAAGCCAACACGAAGTCATACTTACCACAGAGTTTTACCGAGGAATATAACTCACCGCAGCCAATATCAATAAGAGTCTCACCGCGCTTACCAGTATCCAGAAAAGCGTTGACTTCGTCAAAGCGTTGAACCTGCGTGTTACCAAACTTAAAGACCATTCCTGGCTGTTGGATCAACCCAGCCAGCTTGTCGAATTGAGCACGATTCTGAATAGCCCGGCTAAGAAACAGGTACCGAAGATTGTACCCAGCTTTAGCCCGGTTAAGAACATTAAGGTACTTAGTTACACCGGCTTCATTCAGTGGCACGTAAGAGTCTTTGTCATCGAACGCTGCCAGAACACACAGGGATTGCGCAATGTTCAGCAGTTCCTGGATGGTCCCCGCACTCATTGTCACGTTGAAGTGATTAGCTGCAATTTGTGCAGCCTCAAAATTCTTTAAGCCTGGAGAATTAAATTTTTCTAAAATCCCAGACCGACACTGGATCGTAAAAGTCAGACAGGTCTCAAATCCTTCTTTATCCAGCTCATGACCCTTGTTAGCTGCAGTTGTCAACGCATTCGTGATCATCATAATCGGAATGTAAGGATTGGAATATCGGCTTGTATCCAGATATTCAAACTCTTCTCTGTTCCCGAATGAGGTTTCGATGTCAGAATCTAGAAACAACAGTTTAAACGTAGTGTCATCTTTTCCTTCAAACCAGCCATACATACGACCCTTACGAAGTTCTTTTTCAAAAGGCTTCTTGGCTTCGCGGATCGTATTGGGATTCTTTTGTAAAACGTGGGAAAGACTAGGGTTAGTTGAGGTAATTGTCAAAAGAGACATGGTTTTCCTTGGTTGAAATGGTTTCGCAATCAAGCCAGTTAGGCAAAAAAGAATGCGTATTTCAAATCTTAGCTAAGCTAAGTTTTGTACCTAGCTTATACCAGACTTTAGTTGTAAATTGAATTAATCCCTGCCAAAAGTATCTAAAGAACCTAAAGCTTCACTAAGTCTATACATTTCACTATTAAGGAAAGTTCGTAGATTTTCTGCAGCTTCTTTCTGTGTTAGAAATATATCCCTACCTACTTCTTGTAGAATTAATATTGTTTCTATATCTTTAAATACTTTATCTCCATTTACCAATTTTTCTTTCTGGGTTCTACAAGCCCCTTCTTCTACTTTTAAAGTGTTAGGATTTATGAGCCATACCTTAGGTTTATACGTTGTAGGTCTAGTTTCGCGTCGACAAATACAATCTCTTTGCCCACACCCTTTACGATCATAGTGTCCCATTAATTTCCTCAAGTCTAGCCTTGCATCTATCTATTCGTTTTTGAATAAAGTCAATATTTTCTTGATCTTTACTAATAATCGATTCCAAACCTTCTTTTTCGGTTAAATAAACATCAACGCCAACTTTGAGACGAATCCAATTATTAGAAACTGCATTTATATAAACGTATTCTTCATTAGCTATTTTTTCATTTTCATGAATACAATTATAAATAGAAGTATGCCCGTCAAACCGAGACACATACCAAAGTTCACTTTTAAAGTGCCAATCTTTAGATTTAGTATACGAGTTCATATAATGCCATCTCCATTTATCTTTCTTTAAAAAATCTGACCATTTATCCGGACAAGACATAGCTACTAAAAACCCACCTATGACAAGAATAAGCCAAATACCTAAGACTAACATTTAGCTATCTCTTTCTAATTGATTAAGTCTAGCTTCTACAGCATTTATACCGCACTCTATTTCATGCTTCTTTTCTTTTAGTATATACCAAAGTTTCTGGTAAGCTTCATACTCGGTATCAAATAAGTTAATACCATAAATCAAACTTAATTTTGATTGACCTATGTGACCACCTTTAATTTCGTCGTTTTCTATCCACCATCCAGATTTACGATCTAGAACTTGCGGCTCGTTTATAGTTGGAATAGGTAATAGCATATGCTTGATTTCTAGGATTAACAAAAAGAAGAGGGATACCAGCTTCGTTAAACATAGAAACACCTTCTTCCATATTAGCAAGCCAATCCACATTTAAACTATCAGGTCCCAGCTTAGCTAAAACTCTACTAGGTTTATGTTGGATTATGTTTGCAGCACAACCAGAGCAAGGACAATGAGTTACATAAAACGTTGATCCGATTAAATCCCCGTTAGAGAAGTTAATAGCGTTTAGTTCAGCATGAATAGTTCTAAATAACTTCCTAGATCTATCCATGTTTAAAATTTGACTATCGTCTGTGTTTTTAGGAAATCCATTAAAACCTACACCTAACACAGTTTTTTCTGGGCTGAAAATGGCACAACCCACTTTGGTACTAGGATCCTTAGACCAGCTAGCTACAAGCCCAGCTAGTTCTAATCCTCGTTTATCCCAATGACTAAGTTCTACTACCCAGGTTTCAAGGCCATCTTCGTCGCCATAACCCAACCCTAACTCCTGTGCATTTTCAGCTAGTCGGCTCAATGCTTCTAATTGACTCGTCGTTGGCTGTAAATTTTTTTCGTTCATATTCTACCCAGGCATCTAAGACTTTATTAACATCGGCTGCGTACCAGCCAGAAGAATGAATGGAATTGAATTCTAGAATAAACAGGTTTCCAAATTCATTCTCACATATATCTATAACTAAACAATCGAGTGGGAGAGAGTAACTAGGAATACGTTTAATAAATTCTTTAACTTGTTCTGGAAGACCGGGTTTAATGTCTAGCTTTCCTCTCTCCATGTATTGGCATCCATCAACTAGTTGTTTATCAATTAAAAAAGCTCTCCACTCACGAAGAATGGTTTTTACCCTAGTTACAAAGCAAAGAGTATAAGGCTTGACACCTAATTTTTGCCAAGACTCTATATCATAAACTCCACCATTAAAAGCTTTGTGTTCAAACTCAGGTTTAATAAAACACTTATAGCCTGAATTCATAAGTTCTAAATGTTCAGCTATTTGTTCTGCAATAAGAATTATGTATTCTTCACTATTAAACGCACAGGGAACTCTACCCATATAAGAAGGTTGGAAGATTCTATTTTCATAATTTTCCATGTATTTAGCTAAACTTTGACTATTTTTAGCCGCCTTAACAAAATGAACACTACCATAAACAAAGACTTGGTTATATTCATCCCAGTTAATCAACCAGTCATCTGGACCTATACCTGAAACATAACTCCTGTCTAGTACGGGTATCCCACGTTCCCTGGCATAGTTAGCAACAGGGACTGTAAGTCGTTCGACTCGATTATTTTGTAGATAAAAACAGGGTTTAAACATTCCAAGTCCTAAAGTCATTAAGCATGTCTCTATTGTCAGGACCTGGAATAATCACCAGATATCCTCTATTACTTGGTTTACTTGAGGTTAACTTAACTTTAACATCATACCCAAATATATCTCTTACACTAAATACAAAAGTAGTAGTCATACCATCAAACCTATTAAGTAATGTGTTAAACACAAAACCTGTTATAGTAAAAGTAGTATTTCCACCTTCAACAAATTGACCTACGGTTACGTCACTTAGTTCTATCTTTTTAGTCATGATAAAAGAAGAGCTTTTACTCTTCTTCCTTTCTTGGTTACTTCTTCTTGACGGGAACTTGATTGAGCCCGACGGGTTGGTAGTCCCACATCGGCCAGTTGCTGGTGCCGTCGGACTTGACATTGCGCCAGGCAGGATGGGTACCCGGCGTGCCGGCTTGTTCTTGTGCATGGTCCCAGATGCACCTGCGTAGCTTGTACACGGCTTCAGCTAGGCCCCCCTTGCGATAATTCTGGGTCACCAGCGCAGACGTCACCTGGACCGCACGGATATTGGCACCACCTTGACCCATGGCACGATAGGTCAAAGCGTCAGCCTTGCTATAAACCTTGCTGAGGTCGTTGGCAATCTTGTCAGTCACTGGCAACAGCTTGAGTTCAGCCATCTTGGGTCCCATCTTGACCAGGGTTCCCAGAGGCTGAGCACCAACCAGCAGGCCAGCGTCGTACTTGCCAGACAACACACCGGCAACGACAGCGTCAGCGTCCGAGGCTTCGACCAGTTGCATCGGCAGATTGGCTTGCAGTTTCACGACTTGGATCGTGTAGTAGCTTCCGCCAGCCGCTGCCACCACTTTGCCCGCCAAGTCTTCCACCGTGTTCAGTATCACATCCTTCTGGCCGATCTTGAAGTTTCCGATGCCGTAGCCACCTTCTTTCTGACCCAGATTGGCCCGGGTCACGAAGTGTAATTGTTCCGGGAACAAGGGCAACAAGACCTTGACGTTGCTCATGTCCTTGGTATTGGCGTACAAGCTCAAGACATCGAGTTGAACCGGAACCACGGAGACTTCGTTGTTCTCCAGGCGATCCAGGTTCTGCGGTGAGCCCGTCGAGACGTCGTTCTTGATCATCACCTGGTCGGCACATACCCCCTTGGCCTCGTTGATGAATCGGTAGTACGAGCCGGTTGCCACGCCGCTTGAAACGGGTAGCATGGTCTGGGCCTGGACCGGCGTTGCCCAGAGCGCAGCCAGAGCCAAGAAGAAAAGCAGGGACAGGAGGGCTTCTCCCATCGAAAAAGATATTTTGAATCGCTTCATGAAAGCCTCGTTGATCTAAGTTGAAAATCATGGAGGAAACAGATATCTATCTCCTCTATACTTCTTATACCAAAAAACAAAAGCAAAGTTGAAACTTAACTAAAAAGGGTTAGTTGAGCCTGGTCTACTTTAAGGTTAGGTGCGGTAATAGACTTAACTTCTTTAAACTTTTCGGCTTCTCTAGGTTTATCTTCAACTCTGCTTTCTAACATCATCTCTAGTAAAGACCTAGATAGCAAGGTTGGGGATTGAGGATAAGAAGTGTTTTGAATATTATCTAGATCTATTAGGACAAGATTATTAGGATGAGATTTAAGAAACTTAGTTTGAGTTATGAAATTTGATGAAATAAAAGTTCTATTTTTATCAGTAAAAGAGGCCGTTGGTATAGGCTCTATAACGTTAATTCCGATACTACATTTTTGTAAAAAACTAAGCATATCTGAAGTACGAATGCCTCTATATAAGCTAACAACTAAGTTACCAAATTCTAATCTTACAGGCCCCCCGAACCCAAACTTAAGATACACATCCTTTGTGAAACTCAGTTCATTTATAAGTTCATCTAGTTTCACTACATTTTCTTAGAACATTTTGTAAAAACTCAGCCTTAACTGAGCATTCATTCAGAGCTTTTTTAACTAAGCCAAGCTCATTCAATGCGTCCTGAAACGTAGCACCATCTGATAAAACCGGAACCTTATCACATGGAACAAAGTTTTTAACATCGACGTCTTTGGCACAATTAAGAATAGGAGAAACTACAGGAACTATTGTACCACAGGCAGCTAACGAAGCTACAGCTACCATTAAACAAAGTAAAGTTAAATGTTTCATAGTGAATTCAAATTAGTTATATATTCTTCCGGAATAGGAGTAGCTAAACAAGAAAGACCTTCTTCTCTGATTTGTGCCCTATCTAAGAGTAACTGTTGCTCCGTTATCTTTGCTTGTAATTCAGCTTTTTCTTCAGGAGTCACTGCCATACTTAGCTGAGTTTTTAGCAAGGTTATTTTGGTTTGATGACTGGAAACAATGATTTTTAACTGAGCTATTTCATCGTTCTTACGGGCTAAATATTTATCTTGGTTCTTCTTATATAAGCTAAACTTATCTTCGTAGTCTTGTAGTTGTTTGTTGGATTGAAGTTGAAGATCGGCTATGTTTTGTTTTAAAGCTAGCATTGCTTTATCGTAAGCTAACTTAGCTGCTTTTTCTGATTCAATAACCAGATCCAATTGGTTTTTAGTTTTAAGGTATTTAGACTCCTCCCATTTATAACCAGCAGCAGACCCTGCTAAAAATAGAGCTGCACCAATTATTAACTTGATATATGGAGATGGTATTGTTGGAATATTAAACATAGATTATTTTTAGTTAAAAGAGACTGGTTAGGTCTCTTGGGTTTTACTTCCCTAGGTTCTGAAAAGCCGAGTCCGAAGTCCCGGAGCTGGACTGAGAACTCGCAGGCCTTGATGCGACCTTCTGGTTGTCTTGATCATTGATATACAGGACACCAAGAACGAGAACCAAGAAAGCCGAGAAGATCCAGAAGAGAGTTTTCATTTCCCAACCCCATTCAAGTTGAAGAAAGGAACAGGTTGGCCGCTTAGCATATGGGTTGGTACTGCACCATTCCAACGTTCAGCTTTGGTTTGTTCGACTGCGATTCTCCGAAGCTCTAGGACGTCTTTGCTGTCTCGCAGGGCTGAGTTTTGAATTTTTAAGGATTCAGCTTCTGCTTTAGCCACGGTCAGTTGAGCATAGGCATCTCCATCAGCTGTTGCCTTCTTGGCACTAGCTTCAGCTTCAGCTACTGCAACTTTTTGCTTCTGTTCAGCTTCCACGGTCTTCAGCTTATTTTCAGCGCCAAGGCGAAGTTGTTCTTGAGTTACTTTGGTGTTTATGGCGTCCATGTAGCTTTTCGAAAATGCAAAATTCCGCATATCGATGTTGATGACTTGGGCACCATAAACTGCCAACTTCAACCCCAAAGCGGCGTTGATGTCCTGAGACACCTTTGATCTTTGACTGATCAGATCCGGTGCGGTGTACTTCGCTGTGACAGCCTTGAAAACCTCGTTGGTGGCAGTTGCCACATAGTTGGATAAGTCTCCGTCATGGCTATATTTTTCGTAAACCTCAGCCACCTTGTTGGGGATGACAGAGTAACGAACAGTCATGCTGACGGTGACGGGCTGTGTATCACTAGTACTACCTTCAGCTCCCTCAACATCAGATTTTTCAGCCCGGATATTGAACAGGGTCAACTTCTGCCAAGGCCACAAAAGAGTATAGCCTTCATTTTCGATGTTTTTGATGGAACCGCCGACGGTGATAACCCCACGACTTCCGGTTGGCACAGAATATAAAGGCCAGAACGTTGAGACGAAGAAAAAGCAAAGAAGGATACCGACCAGATAGATCCAGTTGGATTTCATCTTGATGAGAAGTGTGTTGAGAATAGAGTTCATGAAGACTTCCTTTCCATACGATCAGGCGCAGCGTAGACATTGCCGGAAATCGGCTGGAGAAGATTATCGGCTGGTTGGTTGGTCAGTTGAGCCTGCTGAGTCTGACTGTGCAGCAGGGCCGTCGAGTCTTCTTCTGTGTTGATGATGTGATTCAACGCAGCGAAGCTTTCCGACACACTGTCATCCGCAGCACGCAGAGTTTCGCTGGCCAGGATTTCTTGCAACGGAGTCATCTTGCCCATGCTGCCGCTAAGCTTCATGAGTTTCTTGGTACCCTGACCCATGTCCCAAAGAGTCCGGACCTTTTCCGTCATCAGGTCGAATTCCAAGAGTTTCTGGTTGGCAATCTTGAGAGCGTCGTACTTGCGTTGCAGAATGGTTTTTTGGTTTTCCAACAGATCCTGGTAACGCTTGGCTTCTGCTGGATATTGTCTCTGCAAAGCCTGAACTTGGCCTGCATATTTTTCTACTTCTTCGTTAAATTCCTTGATGTGGTTCGCAGCGTCCATCAGTTCTTTCTTCTTTTCGATGGACAAATTTTCTCGGGTTGGAACCGGGTTGTTGTAGGCTTCACCTTTCAGCAACTTGAGGCCGAAGTTGGAAACCTTCATGGAAAACCACGGAGCCATCCGCAGGGACACCAAGCCAACCGCAGCGGCAGCGATAAAGCCAATCAGGCCACCGAGAGCCATGAAGATGAACGGGGCCAACAGGCCGATGACAACAAAACCAGCCAAGCCCGTCAGGACCATGACACCGGTTTTGGATTTTGCCCCTTCGGGCATGGAGGGAATGAGATTCATGTAGACCTTTCTCAGTCTAGTAAGAAAAGTAAAGACGCCGTGATGATGGGTTCTGACCAGCTTTGAACTTGATAGATCGTCCTTTCGGTTTCGATTGTATCACCATCTTGCCGAACGATGGGAGAAGTAGCCAGAAATTTTGTGCCTGTCAAACCTTCCCGTAAGTGCTCTTTTGGGTAGTCAATCGGAAACCCGATCAGTGCGTCGAGCCCGTTTCCGTGCTGGTTTTTTCTGATCCAGCAATGCTTCAAAAGTACGGTCGGCTTCAGCTTCACGCTGGGCTCGTTGTTTTTCGGCGGCTCGGTTTTGTCGTTGTTCATAGACTGTTTCGTGGCCATGGTAGTCAATGAAGTATTGATTACCATAGATTTTAGACATATCTCGAAGATGAAGATGTTTCGGACCTGGACTTTCATTCCAGGCTACTACTTCACCGGCCTCGTTTTTTTGGACGTTTGATCTATATGGACCTGGTACTACCTCAAATAAGATAGCGTCTCCAAATCCGAAGAAGCTGAAACCTATCCTGAACTGAGACATCATCTCTATATGTAACCTTTAATTAAATCAAAACCCAGACCCAGACCTAGACCCAGACCTAGACCAAGACCAAGACCTAGACCCAGACCAAGACCCAGACCCAGACCCAGACCCAGACCTAGACCTAGACCAAGACCAAGACCCAGACCAAGACCAAGACCCAGACCAAAATCCAGACCTAGACCAAAGTCCAGACCAAAATCCAGACCAAAATCCAGACCTAGGCCAAGACCTTTTGTAATTGAGTTTTTTGGTGATCATATAATCACAGTCTAGTTGTTTCCCCAAAAGATTCCAGTAGGGACAACTGAACATAGTGAAACTCTTTGTGCATGAACTGGGCATCCTTATATTTCATGTCTTTGAACGGACCGGTTTCGTACACGATGTGAGGATTAGCCAATTTTACGCAGGTGTTATTCACACCGACCAACATTCCAGCGTAGATATACACGCCGCAGAAGAGTTCAATGTTTTTGCCGAGAAGAGATTCAAGGCCTTCGTTGGAAAGCTCAACGGCAACAGGGGTAGGAACGAGAGTTTTCATAAAAGAATCCTAGTTGAAAATGAAGTGAAACGAAGTTTGAAATGAAGTGATGGTCCCCGGAACCGGAATCGAACCGGTACGCCTAACGGCTGCGGATTTTAAATCCGCTACGTCTACCTATTTCGTCATCCGGGGAGATTTATTTAACAAGACCCAGACCTAGACCAAGACCCAGACCCAGACCCAGACCCAGACCTAGACCAAGACCAAAACCCAGATCCAGACCCAGACCCAGACCTAGACCTAGACCCAGACCCAGACCAAGACCAAGCCCCAGACCAAGACCCAGACCCAGACCAAAATCCAGACCAAAATCCAGACCTAGGCCAAGACCTTTTGTAATTGAGTTTTTTGGTGATCATGTTGATTAATCAACCTTTCCTGGCTTACACAAGTCCGGATCCCCGTACAATTCCAGGGAATCAGCCCTATTATATCTGTTTATCTGAAATGCACACGCACCGCAGTAGTACTTTCTTGTTGACTTGTTGTACCACGCGGCAGAGTTGGGTTTCAAGCAGGCCCTCACGTTACAAGAGCCGCCGTACTCACCCTTGTCCTTCGGTAGGGTTTCCACCTGAGCCATACGGAAATCCTTCAAGTTGTTTGATCCGAGCACTCAAAGCCCGGAATCGTCTGGCCGTGTTCAAGAAGATCTGCGCCTCAGGCAAACCCTCATATTCCTTGGCAAGTGTTGCAGCTTCGTTGGCCCATTGGTCGGGCACCAGCAACATTAGCAGGCTTGCTCTCTTTTCTTCTAGCGTTAATTCTGAAACAGTTTGAGTAGTTATTTGAGCCATGATTTTCTTCTTTTAAAGCAAAAACCAGGTCAAGTGATTAACAAGACCTAGTCAGAGATAGAGTATAACTCCGCTGAAGAGAAGAAGCAAGCCTATTGCCAAAATTCAGTGAAAAATGCTGACCGAAAGAGAATATAGAACGATCAGCCAGAACATGCAGGCCATTTCAACGGCGAATTCTTGGCCGAAAGCTGAGACAAAAATCTTCATGGGGAAAGCTCCTAAGTTGGGGGGGATCTTGTGTTCCAGGCTTTTATAGCCTCTTCTTTTGTTTCTACCAAAGGTCCTTCTGTCAAACATCCACAACAACGAACAAGAAAAAACTTGTCTAATGGTTGTACAAAAAGACCACGTGTATCTCTTTTGGGATACATTTCTCCAGGTTCTTCTTGGCCGCAGAAAGGGCAAGGTTTTAAACCAAGTAGTTCTGACATTAGGTACATCTTCTATACTAATCTTATACCATAAAAAGGTAATAAAAGTGAATTAAAAAAGCCCTAAAACTAGGGCTTTTATTTATCCGCAACTACCTACATACCCGCATGAAGTACAGTACAAACAACCATCCTTCTTGATGACTGCATGTACTCCACATTCAGGACATTCTTTACCTAAAATCACTTCAGAAGACTTAACTAAACTTTCTTGGTTTTCTTTGCTTACAACTCCCATTTGTTTAACCGGAAATCCTTCCGAGTCCAAAATTCCCAGCATCGCATAACGATGAATAATAAGCCTGGCCAAATAAGCTTCTGTAGATCCAAACGTAGACGATTTCTCACTGTTCGGCATCCTAGCCATGAAGTCACCCTGAGGCTCGACATAACTAAGAAGCTTACGAAGCTTCATGGCAATCCAAGCAGGATCAACAATCCGCATATCCAAGGTCAAAACTTTTAACAGGCCCTCGAAGTTCTTAGGATATTTTCCTGCTACCCAGGCTGAATAAGGCCTAGTTGTACCGTCAGGCATAACTAGTTCTTTTAGCATGAGTACAAACTCGTCTCCAGCGATAGGATTAATAACGTCGATAGCCCAGGCCATAGTACCATCAGTACCAGTCTTAGGTTCACGAGGTGTAATCAAAGCCTCTAACATAGGAGACACGGGAACTTCACTGGTCTTTTCTTCTTGACTTTCGGTCAAAGCTTCATACCGATACTTAACCAAACTTGCCAAGGCTGCAACGCTGGATGGCATAGTTTTGATCCGCTTGGTAGCAGGATTAACCATACTAAGCTCAGTTCCCTTAGTCTTTTCTAACACTTCAAGTTTTCGACCTACCCATGCCACGTCTTCGGTATGCATATCCAAGCTAAGCATCTTCGAGAGCGAACCTAGACCTCTAGGAGGATTTCCGCCGGTAACCCAGACTTCAAAAGGCTTTTTCTCGATATCCGAGACAATTGCTACAAAATCCCCATCAGAAGCTTCAATTCTATCGGAGACCCAGGCCGAAGCTCCCTGTGGAAGCTTAGGACGATTAGGCCAACGGAGACTATCTAGAACCGGAGTACTAGTCTTAGAAAGAATTAGTCTTTTTGTGGATTCGTCTAGTTTTAACGGAGGAACGATAGCAGGACTAGGGCTAGGAGATACTGTTGGTGTCGGGCTAGGAGATGGTGTCACAGAAAGAACAGCCCCTCGTACTCCACTAGGTCTATACGTAGTAATACCCTTCAAGCCAAGCTTCCAAGCTTGCATATAGATCCCCTTAAAGTCTTCATAGGGATAATCTGCAGGTACATTGATCGTTTTAGAAATAGCTGCGTCCACATAGTCCTTAACGGCGGCTACCATCAAGACATGTCCTTGAACATCAATTTCTAAAGCGTTCTTGAAGTAAGAAGGTAAAGTTTTTACATCGTTTCCGAATCCTAGTTCTTTATAGAGTCTGTAAGCATGATCTTCTACCGCATAAATCTTCTTAGAGCCATCAGCCATTCTCTTAGTACGGTCATAGGTCCAGCTGAATGCTGGTTCAACTCCGTTAGAGGCGTTGTCAGCAAATGCCAGACTGATAGTACCAGTAGGAGCAATAGAAATAAGATGACTATTACGAATACCGTGACGGCTAATACCAGCCCGGATACTATCGGGTAAACGTTTGCAAAAACCAGATTCCAAATATTTTTCAGCATTGAATAACGGGAAAGGACCCTTTTCCTTAGCAAGGTTAATCGAAGAATCATAGGCTGCATAGGTGACGATTTGCATGATTTCGTCCGCCATATCACGAGCCTCAGGCGTGTCATAAGCAAGACCTAACATGATCAGTGCATCCCCAAGCCCAGTAATACCCAAGCCTACACGACGTTTATTCATAGCTTCTACGTGCTGTTCCTTTAAGGGCCAAACGGTAGCATCTAGAACGTTGTCGAGCATGCGGATCGAGGTTTTGACTACGTCAGATAGGGACTTGAAGTCGAATTTAGCATGGACAGTAAAGGGGTTAGTTATGAACTTGGTTAAATCTACGGAACCTAGGCAGCAGCAGCCATAAGCGGGCAACGGCTGTTCACCACAGTTGTGTAAATACAACACATTTGCATCAAAGGCGTTTATGCCCGGAATCTGGACATCATAAACGTCTTCAATACTATCAATACTCAAAGATTCAAATTTAGTCGTAAATTTTTCTTCCTTAAAATTAACTACGTCTGTAGATGCTTTCTTTAGTTTTTCACTATCATTAAAGCCAATTTCCTTAACAAAAAGGGTAATGTTATCACTGCGAATCCGAAGACGATATTTAGCCTTAGTTACACATTCGGCAAATTGGCCGTTAGCTCTTGGGAAAGGTTCAACGCCAGCTTCCTTACATTTTTTTACAGTTGAAATGATACCCATTCTACCCAGCATGCGTTGAATAGCTTCTAGGCACGGCTTATCAGACTGAGCAAGTTCGATATTAGAACTAACACCGGGCTCAATATAAACCGAACCATCTGCGTCGAATAAACCACATAGGAATCCTTGATAAAAATTGTATGACGCTTTTTCTATTTCTTCAGTAATACGTTTTTCATCGATGATGCCAAAATCAGCAGCCAACCTACGTAGGTCTTTAGACTCGAAACGTTGAGAATTTCCAAGTAGAGAATTAGGTTGTTGCCAACCCTTATGATCGGTTTTAAGTTTAAGACTTGTAGACGCTGCCATTTCTACCGCCTCAAGTACAGGTTCTACGCCTGCCTGAGGCCAAACTTGTAAACAAGCAGTATTTTTAGCATTGTGTAAAAATCCATCTCCGTACATAAGACCAAGTAAATATCCCTCATCTCTTGTACCTTTACCAGACCATTTAGTGAAAGATCTCTGATTATTTAGTACAAGTTTCTCATCTTTAACTAGATGTTTAGCGGCTTTCCAAATTTTTTCATTGTTATCAGAAATCGTAAGTACTTGATGATCTTCTGTTAAACGAACAGAATAACCCTTAGAGGTTTCAAGCTTAAACACCTGTTTGGTACCAGTCTTAAAAAATCCATCCTTTCCGGATACATGGGATTTACCATCTACTATAGCTGTAAAAGATTTACCAATCAAATTTCGGACCTGGGCAGGGCCCGTATCAGTCATAACCCAAGTATCCGCAGTTACACAAGGATTAGTAGCATCAATAGTTTCACAATACTGAAGATTATTCTCTTCTTTAATTCTATCTAAAAACAATGTCCCTGGCTCAGCGAAGTCGTAGGTTCCTTTCATAATTTGATCCCACAACACACGAGCCTTAACGGTTTTATAAACCCAGAGACTATCTTCTCTTTGTTTTGCGCCCTTAGAAATCAATTCGTCAGAAGGTTCTTTTTTATGAACTAACTCAAAATCACTATCGTTTTCTACTGCTCGCATAAATTTATCAGTAAGACCAACAGAAACATTGAAATTAGTTAGTTCACCGGCCGTTTGCTTGACAGTAATAAATTGTTCAATATCAGGGTGGTCAATGTTAAGTGCAACTAACTGGGCTCCTCTACGGGCGCCAGCGCTTTCAATAGTCTCACAGGATCTATCAAACACTCGCATGTAAGAAACGGGACCTGAAGCTTTTGAAGCGGTTCCTTTTACCTTAGCATTGGTAGGTCTAACGGCCGTGAAGTTATAACCTACTCCTCCTCCACGGCGCATGGTTTCTGCCGCTTTTTGTAAGGCATTATAGATACCAGGTAGGTTATCTTCTGTAACTGATATAGAGTCACCGATAGGTTGCACAAAACAATTAATAAGCGTAGCCTGTAGATCAGTTCCTGCGGCTGAATTAATTCTTCCGGCAGGAATAAAGCCATCTTGTTGTGCCTTTAAGAACTCAGCTTCAAACTTAGACGGATCTTTCTCAACAGCAGATAAAGCTTTAGCTACTCTCTTTTGTACATCTTCAACTGAAGACTCAGTACCTTTTGCATATTTTTCTAGTAAAACTTCGGTAGAAATGTCTTGCGGGGAAATTTTCATGTGTATATTGTTGGTTTTATTTGGGGATAAAAATTCCCCGGGTTAACGTTTTTGGAATTGTTAAAACCGGGGATCAGATGTTTATTTTATCTCACGCAAAGTCTCTTAGCAAGGTTTTACGTGAAATAAATTTTTATAGTAGGGTTCCGAACATCGCTATTGATTCAAGCTTTACTTTCTCAATGATTGCTAGAACTTCTGCTTGAGTTACACCAGGATGTACTATCTTGGTTTCACCCCAAGAAATGCCACAATCCGCTTCTGCGCCTATAGGAAGTTGCATAAAGGGGAAGGCTTGTTGAGGGTAAGTATTAAAAGTATCGTAGGCTATATTTATAACCTCAGCAGCGTGTTCTATTGGGCAAGAAATTTCTTGACTGTCGTAGACACAGCAGGTACTTTTGGCACCGAATGGTTTTATTCTACGATTAAGTTCTGTAAAAGTTGCTAGTCCGATAGAGCTAGTAGCAGATTGTATACCAAAATTTTGTCCAACACGCAATGAGGCATTAAAAGCTGCAGTGGGTTTAAATACAGGATACGTACCATATTGCCTTTTTCTTTGACCTAACGGCGTGATATTAAATTGATTTAATCGTGCAAATTCATGGGTACTTTCAATATACTTACGAACACCGGGAAAAGTTTTAAAGTATAAGTTGATAATTACGTCTGCTTCATCCTTAGATAAATTTAATTGTCTTGCGATTCCTGCATTTGAAGATCCGTATAAGCAAATACTCAGTAAGTTTCCTTACTGTTTAGACTATACCATTACCCTTATTTCTATCTGCAATACGATAAGCCTGATGCGGCAGTATTGGTGCAGCTTCTTTTATGCCTGGTTGAAATCTACGTTTACGATCTGTTTTACAAACCATCCGCTCTTCGTAAGGTGCAATTTCTCTAACTTTTCTTTCGCCGTTAAAAATTCTATTAAAGATTTCAAACTTTCTATCAAGTCTGGTTTCTTCCGTCGAACCCTCATATAGCTTAGCTAAGAATTGTATACCCTGTCTAACTGCTAGATTAAATATAGAGCAGCCGGAGGTACTATGGTGATCTGAAGGCTTATAGTCTATTCTACCTATATTTTTATTAGCCCAATTAAGAATTTCTTGAATCATAGAGTCAGTACCAACTATTGAGATACTAACCGATGCAGTTCTGGAATTCTTATTCCAAAATCCTTCACTTATACACCCATCTCCGTCAAATACTCCACGTATAAAATGTGGCATAAATTCTTCCGGTATGTTTGGAAATACATAAGTCAAAGATTTATTAGGCGTAATATTATATAGACGAATAAGATCGTCGTACATTTTTTCACTAACAAATTCAAATGAACATCTATCATATGTTGGACTTAAAGATACCTTATGTTTACTATTTAGAAATCGTTTAAATTTTTCTAAATGTGTAGCATCTGATTTCTTTAAATACAATCTAACTTGTTTACATCCACTGCTGGATATTCGTAAGTTACCATCAGCCGCTAAAAATCCAGCCCAGTAGGCCGATTCAGGTGTAATAGTAGCGAATGCATTATGATTTATATTGAATTTTTTAGCTGGCATTATTTTATTTCTAAGGGTACTCGCCGTGTTATGGATTATTCCATCCTAGTATTTTCTGTCCTAGAAAATCTATGAGTCGTTGAACCATTTATACTCCTCCCGGAATATTCTGGCTGCTGATTGCCGTACCGATATCTCGGGTTAGGGTTCCAGCAATTGAGCGAGTTTGCAAACTTATGTTACCACAAGTTGGTACCGTTATCAATACTAAATGTTAAAATCTTCATAATTTGGCGCAAACCCTTGTATTCACTATACAATTTATGATTTTGGTCTTTTAAAACACCCATCATTTCTTCGTATGGAATGCCTTTTGCGGCACTAGCAGAAAACGTATGAAAGTCTAATCCATTCTCTATAGCCTTAAGCATAGAGGATTCCTGAGCGATATTCGCAAGAATCTTACACTCAGCACTACTGAAATCAATACTAATAAATACGTAGCCCGGATCTTCTGTGTAACATGTCCGAACATTGTATCCATGTTTCGGACGGGGAAGCTGAGTCAAGTTGGGATCAGAGCCAGAAATTCGGAATGATGCTGTGCCGAACATATTGTACGAACAATGTATTCTCCCATCCCTTTTAACAAAGTCCTTAACGTAGTTTTTTATAAACGTGTTATAGACTGAGTTAATGTCCTTCCTCTTCGCCATATCAGCCAAGTATTGTAACGAAGCATCCTTGGTTACATACTTATTCCCTAAGGGGTCCAATCCTGCCAACGTAAGCAAAGCCATACCATCGGTAGCCGGTTCTCCACTTTTCGTCAGGAATGGCACTTCTAAGCCCTTCTGACCGTATAGAAACTCAGCTACCACCGGACCAGAATTCAGATCAATCTTTTTACCTATCTGCGTAAAAATCTTATCATCTAACCCAGCTACTTCTTCCACCATCTTTTTAGCTAAGAACTGGTTACGAGGTATTGAATATCCCATGCCATTAATCTCTAGGTCAATAATGAACTCATGAGCGGGAATCTCAATATCCAGAAAGCTTTGAATAATCGGTGGCGCATATCCTGGCGTCTTCTTACCCTCTAAGTCTACATTAATAACTCCGTCTTCCTGAGTCAAAGTAGGCAAAAGTCTTTCTAACAGCCCCAGAGTTCCTATGCAATCAATCCCCGCATAAACATTGAGTTGATCATAGTTAAAGTCCTCGTACGAAAGCTTAACTACCGGCTCAATCTCTTCACTAACCTCGTCTTCTCCTTCGAGTAAACGTTGCTTAAGATCTTCGTCCTCCAACCTTTCAACTAGATCAATTTGTTCCATCAAAAGCCTCGCTCAAAGCTTTTTCAGCTTCATTTTCTTCCTTCTTCTTTTCCATCTCTTTATTTTTCTCCTTTTGTAGTTTTTTTAGATCCCCTAGTGATTCCTCATATCCAGCAAAGCCTATATCAAGTAAATGGTCCCAACAAGCTGCTTTAAGACCATAACAACCCTGAGTGCCAGACTCGATACTATGTAATAAAAGTAAAGTGTCGAACGTCACATTCTTAACTCGAATACCTCGATTCCAGTAAATAACCAAGATATCGTACTTAGCATTATGCCCAACTTTAGGCACATCGCTAAGCAATATGGGCTCTACTAACTTCCAAGCTTCTTCAGGGTTATAAAACTTATTCTCTCTATGCCAAAGAGGAATTACACCAGCGTAAATTATACCGTCTAACCCTTTCCAACCGAACTGAATTGATAGGATTTTTAAGGTTGGATCTAGAGGATCAAGTGACGTAGTTTCAGTGTCAAAGCTGATAATTTGGTCTGACGGAAGCGACGTTAAAAACTCAGTTATTTCTTTAACGTCTTGGATAGATTCAGCTATCCGAATCCTAGTTTCCGCCAGTTCTTTAACGGTGTTTTGTAACGTGTCCTTGTCGTATTTAATCTCACCTTTGGCTATCTTCCTAGCTTTCTCAAAATCTCTTTGTATAACCTTAAGATAATCCGGCCCCCACATTCCAGCGGAACCTCGTGCATTCTGACGAATATAGGTTAGAATTCTAGGCGGTAGAGTTACAACGACTGGGCCATATTCTGAGAAAGCTATCTCTCCTCTATTTCCAGTATTGCTATGTTTGTTCAGTCCAAGGGACTTAGTTACTGCAGTTCCAAGCGAGATAATAACCTTCGGCTTAGACCGGACCAGTTCTTCGTGCAGATAAGGAAAACACTTCTGCAACGTTGTTTGAGTAGGGGGCTTACCCATTGGAAAGTCTTCTTCTGAAGCCTGGCACTTTAACAGGTTAGTTAATCTAAACTTTAGCCCATTAAACCCAGCTTGTTCACAAATAAACTGAACTACCTTACTCTGAATAGCTTCTTGTTTAGAGTCATCTCTATCATACTTCCCAGGGGGACTTCTATGATCCTGAATAATCAGGATATCAACAGGATCATGCTGAAGTCTTATAGATTCAAAGTTTTTACATTTTAAAGTACAAATGCTTTCACAATAATTCTTATTTATCTTAGAAAAATCTGTTAGTTTAATTATTGCGGATCTTACAGCTGGTGTCTTTTTTTCTTTGGCGTAAAGTTCATCTAGACTTAGTTTTTCTAATTTTGTTGCCATAAATTATAAAGTTGAAATAAAAAAGAAAACGAAACTTCCATCCCGTTTTCTTAATTAATTAAAGAAACGTTAGTTACTGACTAACCATCTCGCAGTAAAAACCAGCATTAAGTTTCTCAATAGAAGTATCATCAAGCGTACCGGACCAAAGGTCATCTTGAAAATTACACTCCGCTTCATCGGCATTATCTGCTTCAAGATACCACATACCGTCTGCATAAACAGAATACTTAGTCCAACCGATAACACCCTTAGAACTTACGGTATAAACACCTTCAGGACGAAGTTCGACTTTTGTTTCAGGTTTACTGTTTTTGGATAGCTCGTTCATGTATTCAAATAAGTTTTGAGGCTTAGGTTGAACTAAAGAAATAGAAGGAGCTGCGTAACCTGAAAAGCGAATACCAGAAGTTTTACCACCCTGACCGATAGCACTAGGTCCATAGTTATAATCAAACGATGATAACTTAGAACTCAAGTTGGTATTTAAAACTGCCGGATTGATTTTATCTGACAATCCAATATTAATCTTAGGTACAACCCGACCGGTATGAACACCAGAGAAAATGTCACTAGACTTAATCGGAGCTAGAGAAGGTACTGTACCTAGAGTATTGCTGGCAGTATGACCTGTACCAAGAATACTTTTACCAAAAGAAACAGAGTCTATCATATCCAAAATTTGTTTTTGGAACTCCGTCAAAGCATCTTGAATAGTTTGATTGGAAATTTTTGCTTTAACCTTATCATCAACAGGCTCTTTAAACGAAGTTACAAACTTACCGTCCTTACCAACGAAGATAGGGCCATCTTCAGTCATTCGATGAACCTTAAGGGCCGGAGGGATAGCGTTTGCCTTGGTCAGGCGGGGGATAACACGGCCCAGCGTCAAAGTTGGGGTATCACCATCTTTAGGAAGAAACGTAGACATGCAAAACTCCTTGTTAAATGTTTGCATCTGGCTTATACCAGGAAATATTAGAAATAGTAAAAACAGAACTATCTATACCTATACACATGTTAGCATTTAGTACAGGATTTTTAGAACCAACCTCATAAAATTTTTCCCCAAAATAGGGATTATAGGAAACTCTAATAGGGTTTTCATACGTTAGTAATCTTTTACTATTTTTATTACCCGTATACCCTTCTAGTTTTCCTACTATACCGGCGTGAACATTTTTTCGTCTTTCTCTTAAAACTCTTTGTCTACCGGCTTCAGAAACTTTAAATTCTACGTTATTAAGTACAAAGGAATTGACATGTCCAATAACAAGTCCTTTGTCCTCACCTTCGCAGGATCTAACACTCCACATTCTTTTATGTAAGTTCCTGTAGACAAATACTTTTTTACCCAGTAGTAATCTGTCCATCTGAAATCCTAGCGTTAGTAATAACCGGAATAGTAACAGTTTCTATGTCCCTCCATTCTCCAACACCTTCAACTTCATTGTGCCAAAGTTGCTGTAGAAAAGATTTTTGAACTAAACAATCATATCCTATTTGAGGAGCCTCTGGGTGAGAACTCCATACAGTTTTATTTGCCCATCTAAGCCTATTTGTAGGTTGCATTTAAAAACCCGCCGAAGCGGGTCCCATTAAGGTTACTTTAGTGCGCCGGGGAAGGGCTTGAACTTGATAACCTGTTTGGCAGGAATATCAATAGCTTCACCAGTCTTAGGATTATGACCCTTTCGAGCTTGGCGTGTTTCTACACGCAGTCGGCCAAAGCCTGGAAATACAACCTCACCATTAGTAGCCAATTGGGTTTGTGCGGCCGAAGTTACGGTCACAAGAACTTCATCAGCCAACTTCTTGGTGATATCAAGCGAAGTAGCAATAGTGCTAACTAGATCAGAACGGTTACTCATAAATTTCTCTTTAAATATGTTAGTTAAGTTTTAGTAATTTACCTTTTTATTAGGTCCAATATTTTTAATTTTGGCCTGAAACGTACAATTAAAAGCGGAAGGTAGAACGCCTTTATCATATGCGAGCCGCTCTGCTAGAAACTCATTGTCAGCGGCAACAATTCCTAGCAGAGGGGCCCTACCCCAAGAATCCTTCCAATACGAAGGATAAAACGCGAATCTAAATTCTCCCCGCCCATAAAATTCCTTATATTGAATCAGGGCGGCTTGCTCTAGATCTTTTTCTTCTTGAGTTAACTCTCGTGGATTTAACTCAGAATTCTCCAGATCTTTAACTTTTTGGGAAACTGTCTTCTTATATTTATTATAGTAAATGGTCACAGAAATTTCAATTTAAGTTGATGAAGTTATTATTGTAGTTCAACTAAATTTAGAATACAAGTATTTTCTACATTTATTTTATCTCCACACCTGTTAAAGAGCTATTACTAGAAACAGGTTCTTTTTCCTGTTCCGGCTTAACTAAATCTTCTCTTTCATACCCTACTATTGTGCAGATAGGAGCGGGTGCTTTTTTAAGATCTAATGTTATAACGACTCGTCTCATGCCTTGAAGGCCCATAGCTACCTTTTTAGTATCGCTGACAAAATAAGGTTCTTCTTTAATAGCTCTGGAAATCATAGATTTTGACCAAGTCCTACTTTTCTTATCTACTCTATGTTCCATAACTTCATTATATACAGAAGGAAACCAGATATGCACAAGATCTCCGTCCCTCATTATGTTTCTACTATCTAAAGGAGAATGATCTTTACTATGAGTTGTTTCCATATCCCCAAAAAAGTCAGATAACGTACTTTCACTTTTTTGCTGCTTATGTTCATGCACGCATGTCTTGATAAGATATTCCATAAAGTCATATTCAGGACAATACTTATCTGCTAACTGTTTACTGAAATAAGCAGCAGAAGCCCATACTTTGCTGATACGATTAGAACAACCGGCAGCTACTAAATCAGTGTCTAGCTTACGTATACCAGAAATTATGTCTTTTTGGTTTACATTACAAGAATCCAAAATCCAATAATAGAGTACATTACTGAGATGTGGAGTTATTTCATTCTCCATAGTAGCAAAGTTAGCCACCATGTTAGGATGAGTAACATCTACTGGAGGGACTCGGATCATTATACAACGCTCTTTAGTTGCCGGATCTGAAGGTAAATCTTCGCCTGCAATTATAAGAGTAGAAGATAATCTTTCATTTCTAACCCCAAAATCATCCTTATTAGATAAAGCTCTTCCTTCTCTATCATACCAAGAACGGATTAGGCCAAGCCATTTATCAGAGTTTTCATCCGCTCTGAGTTCATCCAGGAACATAGGAATACTAGAGTAGTAACCGCCTTTTCTAATAAAACCTTTACCAGTTCCAAGCTGAGGAATAGATCCACTAGCCATTTTTTCATCAAGGCCAAAAAATCCTTGGAGCCATCTAGCTATAGTTGATTTACCTTGACCGCCAATACCCCAGAACATAAGCATACCCATGCCGCCATGGGCCTTGAAGATAGCATCAGAATAAACATTGGAATAAACCCAACCTAACGCTATCAAGACATGACCGATTTCTCTTAGATTCTTAGAAAGTCCCTCAATAAATCTTTTCAATAAAACATCAGTTTCTTCTCTGGATAATTCATATTGAAGACTGGGAATCCCGTTAGTAGCTCCACTTATATCAATATCTTCTATCTTCAAACCAGACTGGTTATTATTAACCCAAAAAATATCATTTTCATCTGGCTTTAGTGTTACACCAGAATCAGTAATCAAGATATTCTTAAACATCCAGCAGGCATGCTTTTGACTACGACCAGCTTGTCTAGTAGTCTTTACTACGACATCTGGAAATTGATTATAAACCAGATTCCACATATTGTCCAAGTCTGCTTGCGTACCTCTCCACTCAACGTCCAAGACGTTAGCCATCTTTAACTTGAAAGCCTTAACGTTGACTTTTTCTTCAGATGTCATTAGGAAAGGTCTACTCTTATGGCCGTCAAATCTACGCACAAGAATTTCTCTCATACGTTGATCACTTTCATTCTCGTAGATATTCTTCAACTCAATGGTAAAGTTAGAAACAGGAGTTCTAGTTTCTACTCCATCTTTCCAACTACAACGAACATATACACCTCTGACTTGAACTATAGGACAGTCAGTAATTTCTAGTTCTGTTTCCTCATCCGGGTCTATGACCGACGGGGCCATACTAACTTGAACAGACTTTTCACCGGTTGGAATAACAGGGGGAACATACTTAGAAGTTTCTGGTTCCTTAGTTATAACCGCATCTTCAATGTCATTCTTACTAAAAGCTTCTTGAAGATCTGGATCATTACCGCCACTTAGTTCAAGTATCTCTTCCCAAGGAAGAATATTCTCAGGCTTAGAGTTAACTCTAGGTTTAGGCTTGACAGTAATAAAGTTTCCAGAAATTACTTCCTTAAAACTTTTACCATCAGATATATGTTTATCTACGTCCTTATCTTCACTGGGCCGAACGTGTTTAAGATCACCAAAAAACTTTCTAAGTACTTCTACTTTTTCTCTATACAGATCCCCGGCATCATCAGGATCAAAAATAGTAAGAACGTGTTTATTTCGACCATTCTCCCTTAGCCAATCTAATTGTTCGCCAGAAATTTGACCGATAATAGCCGTACAAAAGGGGATGCCAGATTCAATAACGGAAAGTCTATCATTTTCTCCCTCAACTAAAACTACTTGAGAAGATTCTAGAAAACTATCCTGACCATAAAAGAGATAGCCATTAAGGCTGTATTTCTTAGGTAATTGATATTGAATTCTTTTAGTCGGATCTTTAAACGTAAAATGACTGGCTCGGCCTTTGACAAAATGAGGGTAGATAAAACAACTGGCCGGAAGATAATCCTTGCCAGTTTTTTTATTAATTAGGCCGCTTTGCTCCAGGATAGCCTTATCTATACCAAGAGAATCTAAGTATAGATAAAGCCCTCCATCAGAAAAACCAATCTTATGCTTTGTTAAAGTCTCTAACTTATGCTTACGAATAGTAGTTTGATATTCGAGCGGAGTTAGATTCTCAAAAATAGCCTGCGGCTTATCACAAGTCTCGATAAGACACTGATGGTAGTAGTTAGCCGCTAAGGTAAAAACTTGTTGAATAGGATTAGATTCACTAGAGATTCTAATTCCGTGTTCTCTAGCAAGTTCTTTAGCTGCTTCGGCTAAGTCAATTTTTTTTTGCTTTGAACGCCAGGTAATAACGTCCCCATGCTCATCGCACGAAAAGCATTTATAGAATCCAGTAGAGTTTTCCCCGAGAATCTGCATTACTCGGAAGCAACCGTGGTGACCACAGAAAGGACAAGATTCAACACTCGTGTCGCCGTCTATAACCCAGTTCTTATCCCCCATCTGTCTAAAGGTAATACCGAGATCTTTTTCCAGCTCGGACAGGAGACTAACTTGTTGTTTGATTATATCGAACATGAATGAAGAGAATTAATTAAAGCTGGAGTTTATCAGGATCTTTCTCTTTTAACAAGTCCTGATATATCTGCCAAGTTAAGGTTCCAGATTGTACAAGTTTGATACTTAGTACTGTGTAGTCTGGATGTAAAGCTTCCGCTGATATAGCACAGGGATTACTTTTATTTGTTTGGATGTATGAAATTTGAACAACTGCTTGCTTACCAGTATAAACAAACTTAACAGGATCAAATTCATTTAATTCCATTAAATCACCTACAACAAAACGTCTGTCAATTTTACTTCTTATGTCAGACGTCCGCTGTCCAGTGACAATATCTTGGAAAAACATTGACCAAGACTTCAATATATGAAGTTCCATAAACCCTCAAAAGTAAATTAGGTTAGAAAAGTTTTAGTTGAACAGGACCAAAATTAGGAGGCGCAGTTTTAATCTTGTTTTCGGAAGGAAAATCTAAATCATCAACTACTATTCTTGCTGATTCTATTTTTATTATAGAATCATTTTTGTGAATTTCAATAGTGAATAAACTATCCATATAATAGTTCTTCTCTGATTGAATAGGTTCATTCATAAGTTTTTTATTTAAAATCTGTAAATAATCTTCATACTGATTATTTAATGCTCTATATATGTATTCTTTTTCCGAATTCACATAAGTAATGGCTGTTCCCGTAGTATTAAGTAAGGCATAGTAGTCAATACTAGTAGTTGAGGTACTCATTGAAGTACCGTAATCATAACCAATATTAGGGAAATGACCATTTAGATAAGTACTAGATGTCCTATTAGGTGATATACAGGTATCTGTTAGATTAGTACTGTCGTGAATACTAGTTGTAAAATTGAAATTAACCATTTTTTATTTCTATCCATCTTTTTGTTGATAATTCCAGGTTCTTAAGTTCTCCGCTTTTACACCCAGCATTATCATATTCGCACCATTTACATTGATTACTTCTAATATGCTTGAAGTAACCAATTTCTTTTAGACAATCGATAGCTCCCTCAAGACTCATTTCTAGAGAGTTCTTAAGATTATTCTTAATATCTTCGTTGATGCTATAACTATCCATTTTCACTTCACCTTCTTGGATGAAATGAACACCAGTCTGGACACCATTAACTTGCTCTACGCCAAAATAAAACAAGACTTTATACCAGTCTAGCTGTTCTTGGTAATATTTAGTACCGCCTTGACCGCCACCGGTTTTATGATCAAGGATAATAGCATCGAAAGAATCTAATAGAAGAACTAAGTCAATAATCCCACGAAGCCAGACATCGTCAGAGAAGAATCCGGTTTGTTCATATTGTCGAGTTAAGCCAATACGGATTTCAGTAAAGACCCTCTTAGAGGGATTAGATCTTTCGAAGTCAATCATCTTTTCCTTAAAACTGGAAATATTATGATTAAGAGCTTCTACTTTTTCCACCCACTGTTCAGGAGTAAGAATATTTTTATCTACAAAATCTTTTCTAGCTAAACTATAAGATTTTTCAACACTTTTGCCACACATGATATGTTCAAGTATTAAGTGCGTGGCTTTCCCTACATTGGCTGACAGAGGATCACTTTGGGTTTGTAATGCCTCTGGGATTTTGAATTTAAGTATGTATTTTAAGTAGTACTGAAATGGACACTTCTTCAAAGATTTGTACTTTGAATTAGACCAAGGACCCATTTCAGTAACGCCTAAAGTAACAGTCTCTAATTCTTTATCTGCTTTAGTAATCTGCTCTATAAATTTAGCTTTTACTTCTTCTTTATTAAGAGGAATAATTATTTCAAGAGCGGCTCCGTCTTGTTCTTGTTGTTGTGTAGACATATTAGTGGCGAGGGTATTTTTTATTTACAGGACCGGATACATGATAATTAATTCCATCAAAATCAATGTTTGAAAAACTTGAATTTTCTGTTGAAGTCGGTTTTACCTGGGAGTCTTCCGTTACCGGAGTATTAGTAATAGACTCAATGTTCAAGTCCTCTTTCATTACAGAAATCAAAGACCTTATTTGATTAGTTCTATTTTCATTAAAATATCCGGGTATTAATGAAAATTTATCTTGAGTAGCAAACAAGTAATAGAATATGTATTTACTAGGGGGTATGCCTACTAATTTAATACTAGACTTTAATAGTCTAGTCATAGGTATAGGAGAAATAGTAGTACATCTTACTATACTAGTTCCAGATATAGAAACTATAGATGGAAATATTACTACAAAACTATCATCCAGTTCTGCTAATATATAACATAGAACAGTCGTGTTATCATTTAATGCAAATGCTCTAATGGAAACCTTATCAGTTTTTATTAAAACACCAGCTTTAGTTAATGCAACAAATTCTTGTATAAACTGTTTTTCGTCTTCAGAACTTACTTTACTTTCTGGTACAAAATCTTCGCTAAAAGCGGAATTTTTATTTTCATTCTGAGAATTTTCATTTGACATTATAATTATTGTAAATTGAAATTATCTAAAAAAAACCGAGGTTTTATTCTCGGCTTTTTCTTAGACCTTGTACTTCATAGCAGTACTGGCTTGCTTAGTTTCAGGAGCAGCCTCCGGAACTTTAATGTCAGTTACAGTAGTAGAATCTCCTGCTTTCACAGAATTCTCTAAAGCCATTTGTGGACTATTAGAGTTCTCTAAGGCGATAACTTCCATCTTCTTACGTATACCTGAATGAAAAGAATCCAACATAGCACGACGATCAGTCGAAACTCTGTCAAACAGTTCCTTTAAGAAAGGAATATACATGTCAGGAGTACGACGAGCTTTTTCATCCAGAACTTCAATCTTAAAGTTCTCTACGGCCTTGGCAGTAGGATTAGTAGCGCTGCTTAGACCATACACACGGGCATACGGAGGAACACTAGCTCTCTTCATAAGAGATTCTAGTTCATTACCAACCTTGAAGTTTGATTTGCCAAGATTGATGGAGAACACTGTGGAAAAATCTGCTGCAATAGCAAGAACACCTTTGATTTTTCCGCAATCACTACCACCATCATCTTTCCACTCAGCATGTGGACAACCTTTACATTCACGACCAATTTGACCGAGAATTGCATCAGGACTCCAGCAAAGCATCTTATTACTCGTTTGATCCGGGTCCCAGTATTGACGAGCATTCCAGATACGAATAGGGATAATCTTGAACGGAGCTTCGATCTTTGATTCTCCGATAACAAAGTCCCCAATACGAGCATCCTTAGGAATACTTCCACGATCTGTAGTACCTTGTACCAGACGCAAAAAAGGCGGCTTCCAAGTTACAGGTTCATCCCCGATGCCTTCAACAGTAGAACCCATTTCTTCTACTAAATTAATGGCTTGTTGTCTAACAGCTTCGGGAAGTTCGTTAGCAAGTTGCTTCAGTGTGTCGAGATTTTCCATATATTTATTTTGTTTTATAAAAAGTTAGTCAAGTGTTTCGGTCTTTGAGACAGATTGTCCTATAACCTGATATTGTCCAGACTGAATTATATCTAATATTTCATTCAAAGACAAGTTCCATTCATTTTTTATTCTAAAAGGTATATCCCCCCTTTGTATCTCATTTAGCTCTAATTGTGTAAGTTTTAGGGAACCAGTTTTCTCTAACATATTTCTCTTATACCACGTTTAAGGCTTTTTAGTAATTGGTTCAATCATACCAAGAACATGGAGACCTAGTCTATTGCTGGAAATAAATCCTAGCTCCAGCTTATACCCATCCGATAAAGCTGCTCTAAGCATATCTAAGGTTTTAAGGTCTTCTTCTTTAGAGGCTTCAAAAGCAAATGCTACTATACCTCTTTCTTCTAACATTGTATATTCTACTTTTATCATTTCTTTTAAATTTTTATCGATGAGTGTTGACTTACTTAATAATTGTGTATTATACTTAACTACATGAATCTTGGATATTACTACGATGCAATTATGAAAGAACCTCTTTTAAGTAAAGAAGAGGAGCAGGATTTATTCCTAGAGCTAGCTGATCAAGGTCTTTCTGATAAGAGAAAGAAACAGATCCAAGATCGAATTATACGAGCAAATTTACGCTTTGTGTTCAAAAGAGCAAAGGCGCATAGTAAAAAAGATCCATCAATGTTCGAAGTATTAATTTCTGCAGGAAATGAAGGACTCTTAGCCGGACTGCAGAAATATAAGCCAGACATGGGATATAGATTTTTGACATATGCAGGATGGTGGGTAGATCAAAGGATTTTAATGGAAATGGCTTCCCAGAGGTTGGTGAAATTACCAATATGGAGGCAACAACTAT